AAGAGAATATACTTCACAAAACCATAAGTGTTCGTTCTCCATACACAAAAAGAATCATCAAATATATACACAAACAAACAGGTTCCATGTTGTTTTCCGCAGAAGATGCACGTGGCATGATTGCTTTGCATTATGCTTATGGCGATTTGCTAAAATTGATTTATGGATTATATCCAAATGCCATATATCATAAAAATAAATGGGGGAACACGCCACTGGTACATGCACAAAACACCGGATGTGAGATCGTAAACTTTGACGCGATAGAAATCATGAGAAAACATCCAGAAATCCTCGAAATTAAAAACAACAAAGAGCAAATCATGTTTATGAATAATGATTTGTGCTCACCAGAATTATTCAATATAAATCCAACCAGTTTTAATACTTGCGATAAATACGGAGACACGCCGCTGCATCATATCTGTTTAAAAAAACGCGCAGGTTGGTGGGAATTAGTCGACAAAGTTTTACAAATGTATCCAAAAATGATGTTTCAAAAAAATAACGAAGGAAATACTCCGTTAGAAATTGGAATTTCGAACAAAGGTTATAGCTCGCAACAGCGCTCAATAGAGAGATTCATTGCGGTATGCTTAAAATATTCCGAGATACCAGATAAGTATTGGATTTTTAAAGGCATATCGTTCGATCTTATTCGATCAATGGGGCACCTCATGGATCGTTCGGTAGACGAAGCAACAAAAGCAATGGCGTTTTTACCCGCGAAAGATAAAGAAATTATTAGAAATTTAATTATTGGCATGAATCGTTTTGAATCAGAAATTATGACGGACATCATGTCAAGAATATTCAATTAAATATGATAAGAAATTGATGTAATTAAAAATATTTGATTATATTAAATGCAAACAAAATATATAGTCGGTCTTGTTATTACTGCAATATTAGTAACTGCTCTTTTAGGCTTTTTTATATATTCTAATTGGACAAGCATAACACAAATTTTTAAAAAATCTGTAAATGCTGTTGGTGACAAATTTAAAAAGATAAAACCAAAACCTCCAGTCAAAAAATCTCCGGAAGTAATATTGGAACAAGCCGAAGAAGACCCTCTATTGACTCAAGATCTTATAAAGCTGAATAAAGAAGTGATTGATTCTAATACTAAAATAAAAGATATCGTGAGCAATACTCAAACAATCGTGAAACAAGAGGCAACTCAGAAAAAGAAAAAATCAGGTCCTCTTGCATCTATCATTGCATCTGCAACAAAATATAGGAAAATTGCAGACGAAAAAAAGGCGTCAAAAGATTACGACACTATATTGAGAAGAATTGAATCAGAAAAAGCAAAGGCGGCGGTGTTATTGACGGCGGCAAGGGCAGAAACTCAAAAAGCCGAGAAGTTGAAGATCATGTCATCATTAGACATGGAAGAAGAATATGGGCCAGCAAATTCCAGAATGTCATTGCTTGGAGTGGTCACCAAAACCGACGGAGAAATATTTATAACCAAACACAAAACCACAGTGTAAATGTATTAAAGTTTTATATATCTTTGAACCAAAGGGTGGCAATAATGTGAAATATGCCCGGAGTCAATATTAAATGTATGATAACTTTCAAATTCATTGTCCTGTATTTTCCAAAGGACGTTGAATGCTTTCGAATCCTTATGATCGTCAAATGGTTTTACATTCCAGTTCAATACTGGAAATCCAAAATCTCGTGCAATAGTAACCAATGCTTTATGCTCCCAACAAATTAAAGGAACCGATTCAGCCCCTAAATTTTTTATATAATCAATGAGTTCTCGAGTTTCTTCGCGATGAAATAAAATATGTAGCGGCATATGAAATTCCTTGCTCATTGGAAGCAGTGTCTCTACACATCGCCACGACGAGTGTTTCTTTGGTTTCATAGATATAAGATGCGTCGGGAATGGAACCCCGGATGGTCTAAAATCTCTAAAATACGTAGGCAAATACGATGCTCGTATCTCTCCCATATGTGACAGCTCGCCTTTATATTTCTCACCATGTCTTATGAATAATATAATCATTAATATACATTATTTATGTAAAATATTACTAAAAAATATAAATTATTACTATAAAATGGGCGCGTTAATGCAATTGATTGCTTATGGCCAACAAGACGTTTTTTTAACCGGCGAACCTCAACGCTCTTTGTGGAAAAGAAATGCAGTTCGCAAAACCAATTTTGCAATTGAATCCGTTGAAAACGTATTTGATGTTCGTTATGGATCACCGTCAATAGTCACAATTAAAAAGGCCGGTGATCTCCTTAAAAGTTGTGTTTTAGAGCTTACAATGAAGAGAGGTTCAACAGAATCTTTTTATCCTGCAGAACAATTTGTAAAATCTGTAACAGTTCTCATAGGGGGGCAAGAAATAGAAATAATTACAGATTTCCCTAATTGGATCAGAGTTCACGACGAACTGTTTAATGACACCGAAGTCCGATCGGCCAATTATCGCATGCAAAATTTTAGAAATGACGATCCTCCGGGAGCACTGAGAACTTTTTATCTCAATATTCCATTGTTCTTTTCAAATTATTTGTCCAATTCTCTCCCAATAATAGCCCTTCAATATCACGAAATACAATTAAAATTTATGTTTAATGAGCAATATAATATCCCAGGTCTGGACTCTGTGTATATGACGCAAGCTAGATTATATGCTGACTTTGTGTTTTTAGATAAAATAGAACGTGAATACTTTGTGTCAGTACCTCACGAATACATTATTGAGCAACTCCAAACATTCACAACCCCCGCGAATATATCAGAATCCTTAGCCACAAAAATCAATGATTTACCGTTCAATCTACCAGTTCGTTATATCATATGGTTTTATAAATCTAATCTTCATGGGCAATACACAACATCAGACCTGACATTCGAAACAAACGAAGCATTTGCTCCTTTATATAGCGCTATTATAAAATGCAATGGAGTTGATAGATTCTCAGAACGCCCCGGTGGTTATTTCAATCTCGTGCAACCCATACAGGCTGTTGGACAAGCGCCGTCCGCCGGTATATACATGTATTCGTTTGGAGTGAAAGCAAACGAGCAAGATTCTTCTGGGACTCTCAATTTTTCCAGGCTCGATACGGTATCGCTCAACTTGACGTCCAAAGCTGCTACCGCGTCAGATATATCATCTATAACGGACACCGCAACAACTCTTTCCACAGGGCTTACCAAATTCACAGATGTCACGGTTTTTGCTCGCAACTTTAATGTTCTACGAATTACAGAAGGTATGGGAGGACTGTTATTTTCGAATTAGTTTACACACATAATTTATATGATTGCGTGAGGTATCCGTGTGAGAAATCAATATCTTTTGTGACCGTAGTTGACCTTAATGCAGAGACATTTCCTAAATCGACCACATCATTTAGTAAATGAATAATACGTCCAAATATCTCGGATATTCCAGAAATATCTCGTGTGCCAAAAATCTGCACATTTCCCGTTGCAAATATAAGAGCCGTGGCAATTTTATTAGTGTCTTTGTGCAACACTAGTTTTACCGCCGGGTGCCGTTCGGGATCAAAAAACGCTTCATAATTGGAAGCAACAGCGCGATTAAATATAATTTTAGGAGCAAATGACAGAGGAAACTTGCCAGATTGAATCACAAATCCAGAGTTAGTCATATTTATGCCAACATCATCAAGAATTAACGAGACTCCAGTAACTTCTTCGACAAATTGAGCAATTAATTCAGACATATACAAAAAATCAATAAGAGACGAGAAACCCGTAGCGTGCATTGTTTTGTTCGAAAATAACTTCACTGAATTCGTTCCCAACCGAAAAGGAATTTGGTGATCAAATTTTCTCGAATCCTGCAAATCATTAAAAGTGTTATTTCTATGCTTTTTCACCTTTGAAATAACATGGCATAAGCCATCCTCTGGTGAACGTTGCAGTAATTCATCGCGAATAGTTTTCATATAAATATCGCTTGACGATGTAAATTTTCCCGTGATCGTTATCGTAGAAATAGTCAACGGAGAAAAATGAACGTGTTTTCCAATTGTTGCAGACGCAACCTTAGTCATACACGACAAAAACTCCTTATTCATCTCAGCAACATTTTCAAAAACTCTCTTCGTTATGTGTGTTGCTTCAATATCATACATAACCTTCATAATGGATTCGACAGACATTTATTATGCATACCATAATACGTGCTTTATATTAAGAGATGTCGATATAATCTCTATATCGACACCTCATATCACTTATCAAAAACCAATCATAAAATAATATACATCAACAATGTCTTTGTTGATCAAGAAGCTCGTTGAACACGCATTCGTCCCAGCTCGTGCAACTCCTGGTTCCGCGGGTTATGATCTTGCTTCCGCAGTTGACGCAGTAATCCCGAGTAAATCTCGACTT